TCACTAAAAGAGCAAAAGCTGCAAAAGGTTATGCAGCGGGTTATATTGGTAAAAGCATTAAAGGTAACTATGGAGGAGTTGAGTTATCTAATCCATCGTATGTAAAATATTACGGTAGAAAGTTCATGCCATGAGAAATGATTTTGCAGTAAGAGAAGAGTTAGCAAAAGGAGGCATGCCTCCTAGAAATAAGAAAAATTTTAGACCAACTAAAAAAGGTGCAGGTATGACTGCAGCTGGAGTTAAGGCTTACAGAAGACTTAATCCAGGTTCTAAATTAAAAACAGCGGTCACTGGCAAAGTCAAACCAGGATCTAAAGCTGCTAAAAGACGTAAATCATTCTGCGGAAGAAGTTTCCTAAAGCTGCGAGAGATCCTAATTCAAGATTAAGACAAGCTCGTAGAAGATGGAAATGTTAAAAAATTTTTTTAAAAAAATATTAGGCATAGATAAATTAGAATATAAAATTAGATTATTAGAAAGAAAAAATTATTGGAGAGAAAAATATCATGGTAGCAAAAGTATCAACGATAAAAGATAAAATTAGGAAAGGTAAGAAACTTGGATTTAGTGAGAGAGCTCGTGCGGTTTCTAAAGGATTATTACCTTCCAAAGCAAAAAAGGAGAAAAATGAAAAAACAAAAAGGTAAAATAAAAAAAGTCATGAAGGCCTTAAACAAAGCATCTAAGGCACATGCTGGTCAAGCTAAAATACTGAAAGGAGTACTAAGTGGCAGATCCAAAAAAAGGAACGGGTAAGAAACCACCGGGAAGCGATAGAAGACTTTACACTGACGAAAATCCTAGAGATACTGTAAAGATAAAATTTGCAACACCTGCAGACGCTAGAGCAACGGTTAAAAAAGTTAAAAATATAAATAAACCATTTGCAAGAAAGATACAGATACTTACAGTCATGGAACAGAGAGCAAAAGTCATGGGTAAGAATGAAGTAGTAAATATTGCAAAGAAAGGTAAAGATTCAATAAGAGCATCAAAGAAAGCATAAGGATACACATGAGAAGATCTATACTAGACGCACTTCGTGCAAGATATGAGGCTGAAATCGCAGAGTCTGATGCTACAATAAACATATATCTAACTAACAGTGTGGGCATTGGAGAGCATCCTCAACATTTAGATGAAATAAATAAACTGGTTGAAAAGATAGCTAACGCTAAAGAAAAGATTGAAGTGTTAGAAGAGTTTGAGCCAGAGAAAGGAACAACACTATAATGGAAGATGGATTAGTTATAGTTGCTAAGATGCAAAAGTTAATGAGAGATAATCTTCAAAAGATTGGAGACATACTCATAGGTGGCGGTGTTGACAGCATGGAAAAATATAAGTATATGTTAGGACAAGCGAATACATATCAAATTATGTTACAGGAAATCTCTAACCTGCTAGATAATAAGGAGCAAGAAAATGAAAAAGGAACAATCATCGATCTCAACCAAAGAGGTCCCAAAACTTAAGACAGCTTTACTAGATAAAATTGAAGCTGAAAAGAAACCAGAAGTAGACTTATCAAAAAAAGAAGACAGTAAATTACCAGAACCCACAGGATGGAGACTTTTAGTTTTACCTTTTAAAATGAAAGAGAAAACTAAGGGTGGCCTTTATCTAGGACAGGAAACATTGGAGAGACAACAAGTTGGATCTAATTGTGGTCTTGTTTTAAAAATGGGGGCACACTGTTATGATAAAGAAAGATATCCAGAAGGCCCATGGTGCAAGAAAGGCGATTGGGTTATCTTTGCACGTTATGCAGGGTCAAGAATACAGATAGATGGTGGGGAGGTTAGACTGCTAAATGATGATGAAGTTTTAGCGACCATTAAAGATCCCGAATCAATATTTCATCAATATTAAACATAGAAGGAGCAACTATGCCAGAAGAAGAAAAACAAAATGAACCTATGGTTGACATAGATACTTCAGGACCAGAAGTTGAGGTTAACGTAGAGGAGAAAGAAAATAAACAAGTTGAAGAACCAAAAGCAGAGGAGCAAAAAGAAGAAGAAGTAAAAGTAGAAGAAGTAAAAGAAGAAACAAAACCAAAAGAAGAAACAGAAGACAAGAAAAAAGAATTAGAAGATTATAGTGAAGGAGTTCAAAAAAGAATTGCTAAACTAACTAAAAAATGGAGAGAAGCAGAACGACAAAAAGATGCTGCTTTAGATTATGCTAAAAGCGTAAAACAAGAACAAGAAAGTTTAAAAACAAAACTTTCTACCATAGAACCTAATTATGTTAATGCCATGGAGGGTAGAGTTGTATCTGGCCTTCAAGCTGCTCAATCACAATTAGCCAAAGCAAGAGAAGCTGGTGATATTGCTGCTGAAGTAGAGGCACAAAAAATGATAGCAAGATTAGGTGTAGAGGAGGCTAGGGTAGCAAACTTAAAAAAACAAAGCGCTGCTAAACCTGCTCAAGATACATCTCCAACATTAGATCAGGCCATGGCACAAACACAGCCACAAACTGATCCAAAAGCAGAAGCATGGGCTGAAAAGAACCCATGGTTTGGAACAGACAGTGCCATGACTTACACTGCTTTTGATTTACACAAAAAGTTAGTTGATGAAGAAGGGTTTGATGCACAATCAGATGAGTACTATTCAGAGATAGATAAGCGTATGAGGCTTGACTTTCCACACAAGTTTGGTACAACTGATAGCACGGTAACGACTAAACCGACACAAACAGTAGCTTCAGCAAAGCGAAGTGTAAACAATAGGTCGCAGAAAACGGTGAGACTCACGCCATCTCAAGTATCAATTGCTAAAAAATTAGGTGTGCCACTAGAAGAATATGCGAAACAATTAAAAATCACGAAAGGGGCTTAGGCATATGGAAAAGAAAAAAATAGACTCTCGTGCGAGCCAAACAAAAGTTAAAGAACAGAAAAAAGTTTGGACTCCACCATCATCTTTAGATGCACCACCTGCACCGGATGGTTTTAAACATAGGTGGATTAGAGCTGAATCGATGGGTTTTGACGATACCTCGAACATGTCAGCTAAGTTAAGATCAGGATTTGAATTAGTGAGAGCTGATGAATATTCAGATATTGACTATCCACAAATACAAGACGGTAAATACAAGGGGGTGATCGGAGTTGGCGGCCTTTTGCTGGCAAGGATACCGGAAGAAATTGTTGAGGCGCGCAAAGAGTATTTTGAACAACAAACAAAAGAACGGAATGACGCGATCGAAAATGATTTAATGAAGGAACAGCATCCAAGTATGCCGATCAATAGTGATCGACAGACTCGTGTAACCTTCGGTGGTACGAAGAAAAGTTAATTTTTTAACAATTCTACCAACGAATAAATTAAATCAGTTTGCCTTTTGGCAAACAAAGGAGAAAAAACATGGCTAATAAAGACGCGGCGTTCGGTTTTAAACCTACAAGACATCTTACAGGTGGAAGAATCAGAACGGAAGAGTACGCTATAGCAGCAAACCACGGAACATCGATTTTCAATGGTCAAGTGGTAGAAGCAGTAGCGGGTGGCGGCATTGAGCAGGCAGCAGCTGGAGACACTCAACAAATAGGTGTATTCGGTGGTTGTTTTTTCACTGATCCGTCAACAAGTAAACCGACATTTAAAGCTTTTTATCCTGCAAGCACAAACGCTTCGGATATTGTAGCTTCAGTGTTCGTGGATCCTTATATCGTGTACGAAGCACAACATGATGGAACTGGAACAGCGGCGATGAATAACTCTGCATTTGACTTTGTTGGAACGAGTGGAAGCACTCTTTCTGGACAATCAACTTCAGAAATTGACACATCGACTTCTGGTACATCAGGTGGTTTCAAACAAATCGGTATATCAAAAGATCCGGATAATAGTGATACAAGTTCAGCAAACGTGAACGCATACGTTGTGTTCAACACAGGTGAGCATGTATTTAAATTAACAACAGGCGTATAATAGAATAGGAGATTAAATTATGGCTATATCACGATCACAGCTAGTTAAAGAACTAGAGCCAGGTTTGAATGCACTATTCGGCCTGGAATACAAAAACTATGCAGATGAGCATACTCAGATTTACGACATCGAAAATTCTGATAGAGCTTTTGAAGAAGAAGTGATGTTATCTGGTTTCGCTAATGCTTCAGTAAAACCTGAAGGATCTAGTGTTAACTTCGATACAGCACAAGAAACTTTCACTGCTAGATACACTCACGAGACACTTGCTTTAGCATTCGCAATCACTGAAGAAGCGATTGAGGATAATTTGTATGATAGACTTGCGTCTAGATATACAAAAGCATTAGCTAGATCTATGGCAAATGCAAAACAAGTTAAAGCAGCTAACGTGTTAAACAATGCGTTTAGTTCGTCTTTCACAGGTGGTGACGGAAAAGAGCTTTGTGCTACTGACCACCCAATTGTTGCTGGAACATTCAGAAATGAATTGTCAACTGCAGCTGACTTAAACGAGACATCGTTAGAGCAGTCGTTAATTGACATAGCAGCACTTGTAGACGAAAGAGGCTTAAAAATTGCAGCAAGAGGACTTAAATTAATAATTCCTTCTGCGCTACAATTTACAGCTGAGAGACTTATGAAGTCTCAAGGAAGAACTGGAACTGCAGATAATGATATCAATGCTATTGGTAACATGGGAATGATTCCACAGGGTTATACTGTGAACCATTACTTAACTGATACTGATGCATTCTTTATCAAGACTGATGTACCTAATGGACTAAAAATGTTCGTTAGAGCACCAATCAAAACTGCAATGGAAGGTGACTTCGAAACTGGAAACGTAAGATACAAAGCTAGAGAGAGATATTCTTTTGGATTCTCAGACCCTAGAGGTATCTTCGGATCACCAGGAGCGTAATCTAAATAATTTAAGGCGGGACACAATCCCGCCTTATTCCATGTATAGAAAGAAAAAATGTCCCCACAACAATTCAGAGTACAAATTTATGCATATCAATATCGAGCCGACTTTGTTATAAGTTGCATCGAAACTCCTCTAGATATTGAAAATGCCATAGTTGACAAACTAGGAAAAGGCGATATAAAGTGGGAATATCTTGGAGAAATGATGGATCCCAAGATTAAAAGAATAACCTATGAGGAGGTTATCGATGGAGAACATGATGCAACATCTAAACGACCTTTACACACAGAAGAAGGGTCTGGATCTCGAATGGGAGCAGGAGCATCTTAAAGAGGGTAGATATACTCTCAATATGGTTAAAATTGACAGAAA